GCTGGGCGCACTGCCTTGGTGGCTGATGCCCACGCCGCTACTCGCGGCATCCCGCAGTCCGAGCTGCATCGCAGCAGAATCGCCACCGGACGTAGAGACCTCGAATGCTTCACTTCGCCATGGGAGACCGCTCTGGGAATCATGCTGGCGGAACGAGGCATGGCGACCGAACCGCAGCGGGCGGTCGGTCGCTACAACATCGACCTCGCCTGTTGGCCGGTCGCCGTAGAAGTCCACCGCCACACGGCCTATCCGCCGTGCTGGCAGGCCAGCGCCGATCGCATCATGCACCTTCTCGATCAGGGCTGGCGAACCCTCTACGTGTGGATCAGTCCCCGCCGAGACGTTCTGACCCCGGCGTGCGCCGACCACATAGTCACCCTCGTGCAACTCGCCCAGTCCAACCCAGCCTCGTTCGGTGAGTATCGGGTGATTCGGAGTACCGGTGAGGATGCGACCCGACGTAGTGCAGATAGTGACAACGTCGCCGACATAGGGAGCCCGGAATGATCCCTCGACATCCGGCGCGCTCACCTCAGTTCCGGCGATAAAGCAGTTCGCCACCTCCCGGATACCTTCCGGGAGCACGGCGGGGTCGGCGGGGAACCGCAGCCGGAACGCCCCGACCTGAAACTTCCCGTCCACCGGACGGACCTGTCCATCGGCCGTGCGATGGGTCTCCCGGACCCTGGGATCACGCTTGGACAGCCACTGGGTGTGGGTGACGCCCATGGCACGGGCAGCAGCCAGAGCAGCGTCACCGGCCAGCGCGGTCGCTAGAGTGCGGCCATACATCAGCAACCAGTTCCCGCCGCGCCGCTGCGCCTCCAAGATTCGATCTATGACCTGATCGAGGCTCTCCGCACTGGAGTCTGCCGCCAGAATCTCTCGGCGGATATCTCTGGCGTGACGTTCTGCGACATCCGCCATGGCAGCTACGGCCGAGTCCACCGCCGCTTCGACAGTCGCCCGGTCGAACGCAGCGAGCCCAACGTTGGGGCGACCGAGGGACTTCGCGACTCCGCCAGCAGCGTCGGCGACGATACGCAAGCCGACGGGGCGGACCGCCTTACCGATCTCGTCGACAGTCCGCTCGGGCAGGATGTAGGTAGCGTCAAGGGTTTTGTACTCCAGCCCGGCCCCCTGTCCTGTAAGAGAGTCCAGCCCACCCCCTTGAGATACTTCGACCCCGACTTTCACCTGATCAGACCAGAATCTGGTGTGCTTGCGTGCCTTGGGGCCACGCAGGCGCGCCTCCACTACACCGGCCACACGCTCGTTGTAGGACTTAATAACTGATTCCATCAGTTCCACAGCCCGGTCGACCCGGGCGGCGCCATCGTCAGCCAGCTTGTCCCGGATCTCCCCATGCGGCGGGTCCGGCAGCGCCTCGTGCACCATCGCGGTAGCTAGCGGGAGGGCGGGCAGCTCATCGGCGCCCAGAGGGTCGCGCGCGGCCCTGCTCACCCTCCAGCTCTAGGACTTTGGTTTGCGCCCCGGCCAGTTGCCCGCCGCCGCGATCGGCTTGCACGAGCGCCCGCTGGCCACCGGCACTGCCGTCGGCCGGGTCGGCGTTGGGGTCGCCATCGGACGGAATGTCCTGCCCGGAGCCCATGAGATCAGCGGACGGGTCGACCCCGAAACCGGGCGGTAGGGAGTTGGGCACCCCGACCCCGCCGGGTAGCGAACCGGCGGCCGGCGGCGCGGGTGGCTGGCCACCCATGGGGGCTTTGCCCGCAGCATCGGCGTCCCCATCGTGGGCGGGCTGATCGTCGGCGATGGCCAGGCGACCGGCCGGGATCCACAGCACACGGGAACCGGGAACGTCCCACGGGTCGAGCTCTTTGACTTCCCGGTACTCATCGATGGTGATGGCGCCACGGTCTAGGTCGGCAGCGGCCCGGTCCTCTCGCGCGCGCTTGTAGCGGCCGAGCACCCACACGTCGGATACGTCGTGGGCGAGATAGGAGTCATCATCGAACCCACCGGGGGTGATGACGTCGAGCTGGGCATCGAGTAGCCGGAACAGGGGGAGCATGCCGTGCTCCCACGCTTTGGCGTAGTCGGCGTCGGCGTTATCGAAGGTCTGGCCTGATGAATCGGAGACGACGGACTCGGGGAGGCCGAACGCGACGCAGATCTCGCGTTTCGTCCGGTCCATGGTGTCGCCCCACTGGGTGTCCCGTGGGTGGCCGGAGGTGTCGATCCAGGAGACTTCGTCGGCTTCGATGACGACGGTGCGGGCGCCGGAAACGTCGGGGCCCCCGTTGAAACGGTGCTCCAGCATGTCCGCGTAGGCGTCTTCGATGGGGCCCTTGACGGCGGCGATACCGCCGGGGCGGCCGTCTTCCATCATGAAACGGCGGTTGTAGAGCCGAGCGTACTTATCGAGGTCCGCGCTCAGCCCGGCGGCCTCCATGGGCGACATGCCGCGCTCGAAGATCGTGGGATGGGGGGAGCGCACCCACACGATGCCGCTGGGTTGGTCTTCAGGTGTGGCGTCCGGGTCGAACGGGGGGCGCCATTGCCACATCGGGGAGCCGTCGGCTACGGCGGTGGTGATGCGAAACGATTCGATGGGGGTGACGACGCCGCGCTCGTTCGGATCACTGGGGTTGATCTTGCGGCGACCGGGCACCGGCAGTACTCGATCGGGGTCCAAGAGGTACACCGAATGGATGCCGCCACCGCGCGATCGGACGGCTTCGACGAACACGCCCCGGCTCGACAGCATGAACTGGGCGATCAGCCGGTGCCGGAAGATCTGGGCAACTTCCCATTCGTTGGCGCGCCGATTCAGCCTGCGCAGTAACCGGACCTGGTCGCGACTGAGCTGCCCCGGCTCAATGATCGGGCCGGTGTCAGGATCCTCCCGGCGCAGCACGATACGTCGAGCCCGTTCGTTGGCCGCGACAAACTCGACGCACCGGAAAATGTAGGGGTTGAGGGTGTACCCCTCGGTGACCGCACGGTCGGTGTTCCACTCGGTCTGGTAGGGCTGACCGGGAACGATGTAGCCGCGCGGGCCGGACACGATGCGGGAATCCAGGCCGCCCTGGGACGTAGCGCCGGTGGCGAATCGCTGACGCAGGGCGGGGAACCACTTCGCGCTGCGGGCCACGCTCACCTCCGTAAAGATCGGGCGAGCCAATCTAGCCACGGACAGTGTCGTGAAATGGGGCGACGCGCCGGGCGGGGGATGCCCGGCGCGTCGAGGGGTGATTGCGGTGGAGCCATCGGCAGTGGTGTGACCGATACGACCGATCTTAGCCCTTACCGTCTAGCGATGCGTCCCAGTAGCCGAGAACGCGGGCGAGGTAGCCGGAAAACACGGCGACGAGCAGGCCCACCGCCGGTATCCCTCCGAGTGTCCATAGTGACCAGACGGCCACAGCGACGGCGACTACGGTCAGGAGGACCGCCCCCAGTTCTCTAGCTAACGGGCGAAGACTTCGATCTGTCGGGGCCGCCGCTGGTTGCGGGGTGGGATCGGTCTGGCGACTAACGCGGCCACCATCATCAACAACTCTGGGCGCAGCGGTAGGTGCACCGTGCCATGCCACGTGGTCAGTCTCAGTACTCCGCACTTCGCGCCTCTCAAAGCGTGGTGCCTACCTGATCTCGTCGTCTCTCGTGCCACTTGCTTCCGTGCCCTTCCAGTCGTGTGCCCCCGACGGTCGGACCCGCAACACCGAGAAGCCCCAACCTTAGAGGCTGGGGCTGCCGGCTAGATTAGCTACGGGCATCGAGCCAGTGAACCACGCGAGTGCAAGTGCGAACGAGATTACGCGGGGCGCGTCTCGTCGCGGGCCGCAGTCAGCCTCTCGGCGTGGAGCAGTGCGACCACCTCGTTGAGGGACTTCTCCACGGCGCGAGCTTGATCAGCCATCTGACGGAGTACGCGGGCGGCGACGGTCAGTGTTTCGGCGTGCTGCGCCAGGGCCACGGCGGCGTCATCGAGGTCGTTGGCGCGTGCGTACAGCGTGGCCATCTCTCGCAGGGTGCTGACTTGCGCTGCCCGTACGAGGTCGCGCGCGAGGCTACTATCCATCCTGGTCTCCCTCTAGTTGTTCCATCAGGGCGTCGCGCTCCGTTTGAAGGGCGCGGCGAGCCTGGTCGGTTTGGGCGTCGGCGTAGTCCAGCGCCCGTAGGCCGGCTTTGATCTGATCGAGGCGCTGCGGCATGGTCAGCACGGCGGTACTCATCGGATCGCCTCGGGCACTCGCCTACGCATGGCCAGCATCGCCCGATGCTGGAGGGCCTTGATGCGGCCGGTGTCGCCGCCCATGATCTCCCGGGTCTCCTCGATGGAAAGATCGCGGAAGTGGCGCAGGATCATCACCTCGCGCTGCTGCTCGCTGAGCGTGTCCAGAGCCTCGATCACCTGAGCGACACCTTCTTTTTGGATTGTTCGATGCTCGGGATCGTAGAACGGTTCCGAGTATTCGTCGTGCACGCCGAGCATGTCCGAGCAGCAGATCTCGTTAACGGTGGACGACTTCTTGAAATAATCGAGCATGATGTTGCGAGCGATGGTGATGAACCACGCGCCGACTGTCTTGCCGATGTTGTGCAGGGAATGGATATTTTTCAGTCCCCGCAGGAACGTCTCGGAGGCGAGGTCTTCCACTACCACGTTATCGTTTTGCATACGGAACCGTAGATAAAGGCGTACTGAGGTGTGGTAGCGGGACCACAGGTCGCCGTACGCGTCCGTGTCGCCGCTCTGCGCCCGGTAGACCAGCACCCAGGATTCGCGCTCGAAATCGGGGTCGAGCTCTCGCTGGGCGGGCTCGGGCCGGTTAATGGCCGGGGCGCTCATCGGATCGTCCCGGCGGCAACCCACTCGCCGGAGTCGCACAGCGCGGGCTGACCGCCGTCGATCTCGCACTGCTCGAAAGCCCGCGCATTGGTGTGGAAGTTGCGGCAGGTGGGGCACCAGCAGTCGGAGCAGACGTGGTCGCCGTCGTCGGTAAGCCCGTCGTAGCCGCGCGGGTCGCAGGTGGCCAGGCGACCCTCGAAACGGTCACTGATCACTGCCGTGACGCTGTTGGCGCAGCCGACGCACGGTGCAAGGGAGCACACGAGGCGGTCAGCGGGGATGGTTGACACAGGAGCCTCCTCTAGGAGATCGACCGGAACGCTGTCCACCGTACCACACTCCTCGTGGCTGTCCAGCTATCCGTACAGGTTGTACGCTGCCGGTCATGGCAATCACTGTGACCCGTTCATGGACCGACGATCTGCAAGACGCGCGAGAGCGCATGAGAGAGGCGCGCAAAGCCCTAGAGGATTTGTCCGCTCACCTGGATGCACTAGCGGGGAACCCGACGCGAGGGCACGCCTACCAGGTCTCCCGCACCGCGATCCTCGCAAAGACCCTGGTTAAGGAGACCTGCGAACACGGGCATCGGGCCGTCGCCGACTACCTGGGAAACCCCGCCAACCACGACTAGGCTGCCCGCGTGGATGGGACCTGCCCGCGCTGTCATCGCCCGCGCTACGTGGTGTGTTCGCCCTACGTTGGCGCGATGGGCTGGTGCCCCTGCCGTCCAGACGGGGCGCAGCTATGGCCGGAGCTAGTCAGAGCTCAGTCTCATACAGCAACGAATAAGACGCGGCCTCGACCACGGTGACAGAGAACTCCACCGCCCGCTGCCCGGCATAGAACACCCGCTCCACCTCCAGAACGCCGCTGGTGGTCTCAATACCCAGCGCGCGGCGCTCTAGCGGAGTCGGCGCCCGCCAACGGGCCTCCTCCCGCACGCGGGTGACCTCTTGCCCGATGCTGTAGAGCTCGGCGATAGTCCCACCGGGCCACGGCTGGCGCTTCGGATCAGCCACCGGAGTGTTCTCCACCAGCGGTAGCGGGATCACCGAAGTCTGTAGCTGCACCGTCACGCCATGCACACGCTTGACCAGCTGCCTGCGCAGCACCCACCAACTGGTACCCGTCGTCGGCCCCAGTTCGAGCCGGTTCGCTTCCTTCGGCGAGGCGAGAACCTCCTCATACGCGGTGCCCACCCCGTAGGCCGACCAGTCGACACCGTGATCCTCGGTGAATGCCGAGGAGTCCGGATGTACACCGCCGTTGGCCCGGATCTTCTCCAGGGCCTCGGCGTAGCGGCTCGTGGTCATCCGACGCACCTGCCGTTGCGCGGCTACTCGCGCGGGACGCCCGGTGCGCTTAACGAGTAGGCCTTCAGCGACCAGGGTGGACAGCGCGTGGCGCACGGTGTTGCGGTGCAGCCCGGATGCCTCAGCGAGATCAGCCTCGGCCGGTAGCGCCTCGTGCGGACCCAGGTCGCCGGACGCGATGGCGTCCCGCAGCACCGTCGCGAGCTGCTGATACAGCGCCCCGCCGGTTTCGTCGTACGGGTTTACCCGCGCCCGCACTGTCTCTAGGTCCAATGGCACGGGTGCATCATAGCGCAGCTGTGCAGCTATCCACCTATACCGCTGTACGTACAGCAGGGTGTACTCTGATCAAACCGCGCCTGCCGGGCGGGTGAACTGGCTTCCGCGCCTGGCAGGCGCCACCAACGAGAGAGAGGAGACGCCGATGGGCGCGCATCAGTCCGTCAGCCACGCGACTGATGCGCGCCTACTCGATCGTTGGACCCGCACCGGTGTCGCCGTCGCGGTCGCTCCCCTGTTGCCGTGGGGCGCGGTGCACGTCTTCCTACTCGCCGCCGCGTGCGGCATCCCCTCGTGGGTGGCTTGGATTCCCGCTCTGTCGACCACGGGCGTGATGATCGCCTCGACCCGGCTGGCGCTCCAGCACAAGCTCGACCGCCACACCCGCGCGCTGGCCAAATACCTCTCCTGGTTCGCGATCACCCTCGACGCCCTGGTGTCGGGCATCTACCACGTGCTGCCCGTCCACCTCACGCCGAGCGCAGTCGTGATCTTCACCGTCGCCATCCTCCCCGCGATCATGGGCGGACTGCTGTGGCACATCCGGTCACTAGCCGGGGCGCAGGAATCCCGCGCAGCCGCCGAGGCAGCAGAGGCGGCCATCGCTGCGCAGACCGCTACGGCCGAGCTCGATGCGCAACGTCAAGCCCTCGCCCTCCAGGCCAGCGCCGACGAACAGCGCCGTCTCGACGAACTCAATCACGCGCAACAGATCGCAGACATCCGCAAGCAAGCGGCGCACGCCGCCGAACGTGAGCAGGCCGCCCGCAAGCGAGTCGCCGACGCGGTCACCGCGCCGAGCAAGCCACACCTCGTGCCCGACCCTCCGGCCGGGCCGGTGGACGCGCTGGGGCGCCCGGCGAAGGCGTCTCCGAAGCGGGACAAGGCCCTGCGCTACCTGATTGCCCAGGCAGGACGCCTCGACGAGGTCACCGCCGCTGAGGTCGATCGACACATCGAGTCCAAGGGCTACGCCCGTAAGTACCTGACCGAATGGAAGGCCGGCGTGCGGACGCACGTCACGAACAAGGGTGCCGCGTGATGGCCACAAAGACAGATACCTCACTGGAGAAGGCCCTAGCTGCCGCGCTGAAGGCGGCCGGGGTCAAGTCCACCGGAAGCAAGACCAAGCGCAAGCCGTTCGGCAAGGGCCGGGTAGGGCGACTGTGGCGCAAAGAGCGGGAGGGCTGGAAGGAACGCAAGGCGGCCCGCAAAGGCAACCGCGAACCGAAGATCAAGACGCGTCGGGCGCGGTTCGCCGAACGTTTCAAGGCCCGCGTCGAACGCCTGCGGTACGGCAGCGCGCACTGCGGCAACTGCGGGGCCCGCATGTCCGGCAAAGACGCCGCCGGGCACACCTGCGGGGGCAAGTCCAGCCCCGAGAAGTTCACCAAGATGAAGGCCCAGCTGCGTGACGTCGCCCGCAAGGAAGTCAAGCGCCAGGGCACCAACCGAGAGGCGAGGCGCGACCACCGCCAGGCCCGCAAAGACACCATGACCCGACCGGCACGGGTCGCGGACACGGTGATCCGACGTACCGCGCTGGTCGCCGGTTTCGCGGGCCGGTGCACCGAGTGCAACTCGATCATCCGCAACCACGAGGCGACCACCCACAAATGCTGGTCGGCCGAGCGCACGGCGGGCACCGACAGCCGGGCTGACAACACCACCCAGCCGGGCGGCAAGAGGCTCGGCACCGACAACGCAACCCAGCCCAACCCGGCTCCGGCAACCAGCAACGGCGCGACACCACCGGCGACACAACCCAACAGGAAGGCAGGACCAGCTATGACCAGTCCCAACGGCAAGGGTGGTGGCGGTGGCCCGTCCGGGCACGCCCAGGCCATCGCCCAGGCCATGCACAACTGGGCGCAGAACGTGCCCGGTACGCACTCCGAGATGGAAGCCGACATGCGCTCCATGCAGTGGCTGTTCGCCTCGGCCATGCCCTCCGCCATTCAGGCACGCGGGCAGGCGATGCTCGCGAAGCAGTTCCACCCGGAGTGCATCCGTCCCCTGATCGGGGTGGAAACCAACTGCGCCCAGGCCGGCGCCGGCTTCATGGAGTGCTACATGGCGATCACCACCATGTACAAGGCGCTGCTGGAGCACTACGCGGCCGGAACCCCCGACCCCGGCCGCACCTACCTGTCCGACGGCCGTGTCCCGGCCGGCGCGACCGCGTAAGAAAGGAAAGGCAAGACCACCATGACTAAGCGCGTCGGTCACGCCCCGGCGATCACCTCGGAGCAGAGCTGGGGTGATTGGTATAACGCCAATCGTCTCCTGCTCAACCCGCTCGTTACGGGGACGGTCGTCGGGCTGGCCGGCGTGGTCAACGCGCTGATCCTGCCGTTGTGGCCGCACACCGTCCTGTGGGTGGGGATCGGGCTACTCGTCGCCCTGTTCACGACGGTGAATCTGAAGGACCGGGGGCAGCGCGCGTTCTATCGGGCGTTCTTTGTGGCTACCGCCGCATGGTTTTTCGCGCTCGAAACGTCACTAGCGGCCAACCACTGGCGGGCGTTCGTTGTGGGCTGGTTGTGCGCCACCCTGGTCGGCTGCGGCGGGTATTGGACCGACCAGCGGGTGCGCTCAAAGATCCGACTGTCGGATGATGAGGCGGCATGGCCGGACCTGGCGGCGAGCATCGGCATCCCGAAAGCATGGATCACTCCGAAGAAAACGACCGAGTCGGGCTACTCCCGGCGTTTGTCGTGGCCCCGGGGTACCTACCAGATCTCGCGCATCAAGGGCCTCTCCGAGGCACTGGAGAACGCGCTCGGTATCCCGCACGGGCAGATGCGTCTCATGCCGGTGAAGGACAAAGACGAGAATATCGACTCGGGCTCCATCGATATTGTGGTGAACACCAACGCCGCATCCCGTAAGGCACCGGTGCCGTTCACCGTGCCCACCATGCGCCACATCACCGACCCGATGAACGTCGGCCCCTATGAGGACGGCGAGGACTGTGAGGTCTGCTGGTACACAAAGGGCTACGGCGGTATTCACACTCTGGCGGCCGGCATCACCCGCTCCGGCAAGTCCGGCCTGTATCACCTGATGCTCGCCGAAACTGCGGCGTGCACGGATGTGGTGCGTCTCGGTATCGACGCTAAAGGCGGCATGGCACTGCGCCCGTGGGCGCCGATGTTCGAGTGGCTGGTCTGTGGCCGCAACTCCAAGGCTCAAGAGGAGCAGGCGGCGATGCTGGAATGGCTCGACGCCGAAATGATGGAGCGAGAGACCTACGCGGCCGAGAAAGGCTGGGACGTGTGGCGGGTGTCCAGGAAACACCCGTTGATCATCCTCTATATCGATGAGGTCAAAGAAGTCCTCGGCATGAAGCTGGAGAACTTCACCGCCCTAGAACTGGTGGGGAAGATCGGCACGATGGGTACCGGTGTCGGTGTCCTGTTGTGCCTAGCCACCCAGCACCCAACGTTGGAGGCGTTGGCGTCGAGCCAGATCCAGGCCAACATCGGTCGGCGGTTCTGTTTCCGGGTAGAGCGGGTGGCACACCAGTACGTGATCCTGCCTAAGGGCACCGACATTGACGCCACGTTCCCGGACAAGCCGTCAGGCGATAAGGGCGCGGGGCACTGCTTCCTCAATGACGGCGGTTCGATGAAGCCGATGTCACTGCGTGTTCGCCACGTCAACCGGGGCAAGATCCGGGGCATCGTGGAGGAGTACTGGGAGTCGAAGTGCCCGATGCGGCCACTGAACACGAAGGTGCGGGTAGACGCGTGGGATGACCGCAAGCGTTGGACGCTAGCGGATCTGCCCCGGCCGGAAGACGAGGACGCGGACGAGATCTGGGAGGACGAGGGGCCCGAGATCGTGCCCGAGGATGACGACGTGCCGGGCACGGCGGGACTGTTCGATGAGACTGTGACCGTGACTCAACCGGGTCCGGGAAAGGTGACTGAGACCGTGACTGTGGACGGGAATGAGAGGGTGACTGAGATGGTGACTGAGACGAACGAGCAGGTACCGGCGGGTGTGGATATCGACTTCGAGACGCTGCTGACGCCGCGCACACCGGAGGACGCGAGGATCCTGGCGAAGGCCCAGGCCGACTTCGCGGAGGAGATGGCGGAGTGGCCGACGGAGAAGGCACGGACCGAGTTTTGGCGCGTGTTCGGTTTGGCGGGCTCGGACGGGATCCGGGTGGGCAAGCTCGCGGAACTGTGCCACCGGTCCACGTCGTGGGCCAGTGAGGAGCTGCGGGTGGCTCGTGAGGCGGGCCTGTTGGTGCCGGCAGCGACGAAGGGCTACTACCGGATCGCCCCCGGTGCGGAGATTCCCACCGCCCGCGCTCACGCTGAGTAGTGGTGCCTACTGGCGAGTCGAACTCGCCAGTGGACGCCAGACCTCGCCAGTCGGGCACCCCGCGCAGCTCCCACCTTAGGGATACTTCGCGGGGTGCCCAGAGGTCGCCAGGAGGCACCAGACCTCACCAACCCTCACCAGAGGTCGCCAGGAGGCACCAGCGACCCGCTACCCACTGAGACGAGTGGTTACAGATGGTTACCATGCAGGCGGTTGCCGAGCAGAGCTCCGGCGGCGGCACAGGCGGGCTGATCCTGCTCGCCCTCGGTGCCCTGCTGTGGTGGTTCGTCAAAGTGCAGCGCGACCCGTTGCGGCTGTGCCAGAAGTGCAAGGGCAAGCCACCGGGGGACGGACGGGGCAACTTCCACCACTGCCGCCGCTGCGGTGGCAACGCCCGGGTGCTCAAACCGTCGGCGTGGGCACTGATGAAGGCAGGCGTCCCGGTGCCGCGTGCACGGAGCTCGAAGCAGCATCCGTTCCGCGTGCCTAAGGACGGCGAGTAGACGCGAGTCCGGTTCCCAAAGGTGACTGTGCCCCACCTCCAGACGCGGGGGGTGGGGCACAGTCCTGGGTGGTTCAGTCACGCTCACAGTCACTCCACGATCTCTACGGGCACGCCTGGGTGGTGCTGTTCAGTCCCTGTCGGCGGCGCGCTGATTCTGGTCACCGTAGTAGTGGTAGTAGTCGGCGTGGTCGGTGTTGCCGGCAGCTTCCGCCTGATCGCCGGCTGCATTCCAGTAGTCCGCCCAGTCCTGACGGGAAGAGATTCCTAGCCGGGCGGCGTAGTCACCAGAGTTGCTTTTCATGGTCGGTCTCCTTATAGGTCGAATGGATAGCGTTCTTAATTACGGGTCACCACGGGTCGTAGTCCCCGAACTCGGCCACCAACTCATCCCAGCTGACCATGCACCCCCCGACCTCGATCCCGGTAGGTGCACCGGTGCCGTTGTCGTAGGTCATGTGGTACAGCAGGTGATAGGCGTACTCCAGGGTGTACCCCTCAGCCGCGTCGCTGGTCATGGGTTCGCGGTACCGCTTGTAATGCAGGACCACCAGTACCCGTGGGTAGGACAGGTGCTTTTCCAGCGCGGCGAGTCGCATTCTCCACTGGTCGATCTGCTTATGACAGAGGTCGATCTGTTGCGTCAGGTCGAAGTTGGGGTCTTTGAGTTGCTCTGCCACGATCACAGCATGGGTGTAGGCCATCCGGTCGGTTTCGCCGATGGGGGAAGTCGTGGCCACGTCAGTCACTTATCGGGTAAAGGTTGGCGAGCTCCCAGCGCGTCATCTCCAAGCGTTCGGTCATGACGGCGTCGGATTCGTATCCGCCTCCGGTGTCTGGGTTCCACCAGGAGTGGTCGCCTACGGGGACGGCGTTGTCTGCGGGTTTTTCGCCTCTGGTCATGGTCAGTCTCCCGAGGATCGAGGGGTAGCGGTCATTCGGCAGCGCGGATCGCGGCGATGATGGCCGGGAGGGCTTTCTCGATGGCGGTCATGCTCAGGTCGAGGTGGTGGTCGTCTTCGGTTTTCGCGAAAGCGTCGGAGAGGTCCCAGGCGATCATCTTGGCGTCGGCGCCTTCGGGGAGTGCGTCTGCTTTGGCGGGAATGTAGTCAACGGCCTCAAACCAGCGCATGCCGGCGCCGTGAAGATTGATCGCCCAATTGGCGGCATCATCACTATCGGCGAAGACGCAGACGGCTCTGGTGTCCCGGCCGGGTTCATCGAGGAGTGCGACGTAGAGCTTAGGTGTGGGGTACATCTGTTCGAGGCAGTGTTCGATGTTCTCGCCGCACTCGATGGTCAAGTCGAGAAGACGTGGAGCGTCGACGGTGCCGAGGAGTTTGGCAGCAACACGGAGGAACGTGTCGCTCACTTCACCGTAGGCGCCGCCGGACTGATAGGCGAAATCCTGGGTGTGGGCAGCGTTGCAGGCCATCAGCGCGTCGCGAAGGGACTGGAGGACGGCGATGTCGGCGGGGTCGATGCGGGTCATGGCGGGGTCTCCTCTTCAGTGGACCGGAACACCCCAGACGCTACCAGGTACCGCGTAGGTGCGCAACTCACACCTTGACGGCGCTCGCCGGGGCACTCCCATCCCGCACCAAACGCGCCGCATGCACCTCGATCAGCTTCCATCTCGGGGTGAGCAGCTGTTGCGCCCGAGATCGCGCCATTGCCAGCGAGATCGGCGGTCGCCGGCCCCCGTAGTCCCGGAACATCTTCATATCCCCGGTCGCGCCCGCTTCCGCGTCACCCATGGCTTTGTCGAAACCGTCCCCCTTATAGAGGACGTGCCACATGGCCTCACCGACCTGCCCACCGACGCATGCGATGAGCCAGCCCGGCATCATCTCCGGCGAGATCTTCTCCATCTCGCATTTCGTGACCCCGGCGACGCCCTCACCGACCATCCATACGTGCGTCTCGCCGGGTTGGAATCCGGCGAGCACGTCGAGGATCGCGTGGCTCGCCTCGTGCACACCGCCCCTGGTGAGTTGGTGGGCACGTAGGACGCCGTCGAAGTACTCGAAGCCGGGCAGGCCGGACCAGTGCTCACTCATGACTGCCTGCCCAGTGGCTGGATCAAGGTCATGCAGTGATTGGTGACGTCCTCGCCTTTCACGTTGCGCATACAGTCCCCCTCATGGATGTGCGTGCGAAGGCGGTGGTGGTACCAGTGTTCGCCGGTTATCGGCTCGTGGCAGCCGCCGCAGAGTGGGAGTGGGCGTTCAGTGTTCGTCATTCCCTTGACCCTCCTGTAGTCAGTTCGTTGAGTCGCGACATCATGGCCTCCTCGGTCTTGCAGGTGGCATCAGCGAACGTAGGCGACTCCTCGGCACGGGGCTGCTCACCGGGGTGCACGCAGGAGACGACGAGGTAGCGGCCGTCGGTGCGCTGGTAGTGGTTGAAAGCCATGCCGTAGGCCTGCCGGGGCCCGTGGGCGTGCCAGCGGCCGGAGTAGCACTGCCCGTTGCCTATGAACATGCCGCACACCGTCCATAGGCTGGCTTCGGGGTAGCGGCGGATCTCCTCGGCCTCGTCGACTTCCTGGTCGGCGTAGTCCAGACGAGGCGCGCGGGTGATGTCGTGCCCGTGGTGCATGGTGCAGAGCAGGACATCAGTGGTGAACTGGCCGATGGCCAGGCCCTCCCGGTCGACCTGGAGCTCGACGAACTCTTGCGCCACGGCGGCGTCGAGCTCGGCGAGCTCCACCTGATAGAACGCGGTCTGCCAGGCCTGCCACTCTCTGGTGAGGTCGGCGAGCAGGCAGCACAGGGTCACGGGGTAACTCATCGCCGGCCGCCGCTAGAACCGCCGGAGCGACCACTGCTACCGCTACTGCCACCTGAGCGACCACTGCTCGATCCGGAACTGGATCCGGTGTAGGACTTGCTTCCCCCGGTGTAGGTCTTATCAATACCGGGACTGGTATTGCTGTTCTTGGTCTTCGGGGTGGTCGTGCCGGGCTTGCTGGTCGGTGCGTCGCCGGCCGCCGAACCAGGCGTGACGTTGGTGCCCTTGAATGCGGACTTAGGTGCGGTGGCGCCGGTGTAGGTCTTGCCACTGGCGGTCTTGTAGCCGCCGGTCTTCGGGTTGGCCGCTGCCGCCTTCTCTTGTGCCGCGTATTTAGTATTGGTGGGCTGCACAACGGTGGTGTGATAGTTGTTCACGGTCGTGATCCGGGTGACCGGTGCGTGGCCGTACCCGTAGTAGGTGCCGGGGTAGCGCGACCACGCGGGCCCGATATGCCGGTAGTAGTAGCCGTCGCTGTAGTAGTAGTCCGAGTGACCCAGGCCGAAGCGGAACATGGCACCGAGGGCGAACCAGTCCGCGTCGCTCATGCCCGTTTGGCGTACTGGCTGGGTGGTGGGCATGGCGAAGTCGCAGGCCCGCAGGCCCGACCCGTCGGTCTCGTGCGGGTTGTTCACCCAGGGGGCGCACTTCTCACCGGTGGTGGGGTTGGTGAACGCGGTGGGCGCGATGGTCTGGTCATCGTTGGTGGCGGAGTCGCATGCGGCGGCCGAGGGGGCGATGACGGCGACGGCGATCAGGGCTAGTAGGAGGGCTTTGAGTCGGGCGGGAATGTTCATGGCAGATCCTTCGGGGTGTGCTGGGTGACGAGGGTCTGGAGCCACTCGGGCAGCGAATCACCGACACCACCGGGCCAGTAGGTGTTCTCACATCGACCTAGTCCGTCGGTACCGTCTTTCCACCGTCGGGGGCCGAAGATCGCGACCTGCTCGGCGGACCAGTCGCCCGCGTCGAATCGGTATTCGATGCAGATAGCGTCGGGCCGGAACATGGCCAATCCGTAGAGCCTGTGAACAGGTGGCGCGTCGACGAGGTCGGCGGTGAGCTCCCGCTTATAGCGAGGGTTGGTGAGCGTGACGTCGGGCATGGCAGAAGTCTCCTCACATCATGGACCGGAACACAAGCCAGGCTACCACTGTCGTGGCTGATGGTACAGCGGAATTAGCGCAGGGCGATCCAAATCCCCAGGACGCCGCCCAGAGCGCCCGCCAGCACCAGCAGGACGGCGATCAGGATGGCCAACCACGGGCTCGGCTGAGACGCTTCCTGGTTCGCAGCAACGTTGAGCAGTGCGGGGTGCGGTACGGCGTCGATCTCGGCGCGCCAGCCGGCGAGCAGGGTGGCGAGCTCATCGCGCCCGGCGTGCGCAGCCGGGTCGTCGAGCAGGGCGTCGTCGGAGATGAGGGGGTCGAGCCGGTCGCTCAGGGCCCGGTCGGTGATGTCGTCGGTCATGACCGGGCCACCTTGACCAGTGCGACAGCGACAGCGATGAGGACCAGCGGCACGACCAGCATGCCGAGGAAGACTAGGGCAGCGGCCACAGCCATTGCCGTCAACAGGCCGTTGAGCAGGTAGATCATGAACTCCTCCTAGAGTTGACCGGAACACTAGGAGTATCGCCGCTGGTCGCGGGCTGTTACCGGTCGCCGCCATCGAAAAAGCGGCGTACGTAACCAGCCTCTACGGCTGGAGCCGTGTGTCGATCACACACGCCGAATGGTGTATCACCCACGAAGATGTAACCGCTGACTGCCCCCTCGTGAGGTCGCCCACAGACGCAGCGATACTCCATGGCCTCACCGAGGCAGGCTTCGCGGAGCTGGTCTGCGGTCAGCTGCTGGGCTTGCTCAATAGCAGCGATAAATTCGTCTGGTGTCACGCGGGGACACCTGTTACCGGGTCGCCTTGTGGCGGTCCTGGCAGGTTTGGCACATGTCGCCCAGGACGGTGAAGGGGAACTCAGGGGCCACGGCGTAGTCGCCCACGGAGCATTCCGACTCGCGGACCCGGGCCTCGATCGTGCCCGATAGCTCGTGCCGGCAGTCGCTGTAGCGGTGCAGCCGGAACTCTGGAGTGCGGAAGCGGTAGTCGTGCCACAGGGTCACGACCGCTTCCGGGTCTGCTTGTGTTTCGCCGTACCGCCGGTCGGCGCACGCTACGCAGTACTCCTCCGAGTCGCGCAGCTCGGCCAGCACTTCGGCCTTCGCTGACTCATGCGCGTCACTCCGGTCGCCGTCCTCTCGGATCGCTTCCTGATGCTGGAGCAGCGTGTCGCGGTAGTCGTCGAGCAGCGTTGCCACGGTGTCGTAGTCGTAGAGGGCTTGACTGCCCAGTGGAGGCGCGTCCACGGTCCAGTCGTGCACACCTCGGTGGTCGGCCAGGGTGCGGCGCCAGCGACCGCTCAAGGCGGGGCAGTAGATGTAGACCCCGGAGTGCTCACCTTCGGGTACCCAGCGGACTGCGGGCGGGTCGGTGCTCACAGCGTCACCGTCGCTTCGGGGTCAAAGGTGCCCCATCCGTGTCCGGCGCCCTTGTGCTCGCGTAGCGCAGCGGCGATGCGGCGTCCGACGTCGGTGAGGGCGTAGGTGGCGCGGGTCATCAGCTCGGCTTCGACTAGTCCGGTGATCAAGGTGCCTGCGGGTGGCTGCGGCATGGTGACGGTGACCAACCCTTCGGCGATCATGTCGTCGAGGCAGTCGTAGTCGTCGTGGTGTTCGGCTTCACCGTCCCTGAGGCGGGTGGGGTAGGCGCGGCCATCCCCACAGCCGAAAATGTTGGCGCGGCGTTTGGCGAGCAGCATGGCCGGGTGGCGATCACCGTGGCAGCGCATGTGGTC